TACGGCACTCAACATTGTCCGCACAGATGCCATCAGAGAGCAGTTCCGTTGTGTCAAATGCCACAAACGGTATCGAACCACCTAGAGGATACTTGTCCGTTAAGAAGTCCAAGAAAGGGCCTCTTAAGCAGATTGTACCACAGTATCAAACATTAAAAAATCATTATAGTTTACTATGGGACATGCCAAGCAACGAAGGTTATATAAATATCGTAGCCGCGATGCAAAAGTTTTTTGATCAAGCAATAAGCGGTAATTGGAGTTATAATCCAACACACTTTGAAGGAAATGAAGTACCTATGAGTGTTATGTTGAAAGATTTGCTAACTACATATAAGATGGGATGGAAAACTTCATACTATCAAAATACATATGATTACAAATCAGATGATGATATTGTAGACGAAATAGAACAAAAACAACAACCTCTTGAAAGGACAGAATTTACAGGCACTGATCAAGAGTACGAGGAATATTGTGAAGCATGTGCAATTTAAGGTTGACAAGCGGACCAGATCCTATTATAATATGAGACAATGAGAAAAGAGGAATACACAAATGGCAAAAACAGTTTTCAACAGAGAGAAGGTTGACTTCACCAAACAGAATATGTTTTTCGGTGAAGATCAAAACACACAGAGATATGACGTATTTAAATTTCCTGTGTTCGACAAATTAAATCAAACCATGCTTGGATATTTTTGGCGACCTGAAGAGGTAAGTTTACAAAAGGACAGAGCTGATTTTGCTAATTTCCGTCCTGAGCAGAAACATATTTTTACAAGTAATCTAAAGTACCAAACTCTATTAGATTCAGTTCAAGGTCGTGGCCCATGTTTGGCTTTCTTGCCACACGTAAGCCTGCCAGAGCTTGAAGGTTGTATTGTTACATGGGACTTCTTTGAAACTATCCACAGTCGTTCATATACACACATTATGAAAAACGTTTATCCAGATCCAAGTGAAGTATTTGATACTATTCTTGACGATGATAAAATTATTGAACGTGCCGTAAGTGTTACAAAAAATTATGATGCATTTACAGAAGCATCAGATATGTATTTTCATCAAGGCAAAGGTAGCCTACGTGATGTGAAAAAGAAAATGTATCTTGCAATGATGAATGTAAACATTCTCGAAGGGCTGAGATTCTATGTAAGTTTTGCATGTACATTTGCATTTGGTGAATTAAAACTTATGGAAGGTTCAGCAAAAATTATTTCATTAATTGCACGAGATGAAAGTCAACACCTTGCTCTATCAACACACATCTTAAAAAATTGGTTGCAAGGTAAAGACGATCCAGAGATGGCAAAAATTGCAAAAGAATGTGAAGAAGAAGTTTATGACATGTGGCGCACTTGTGTCGCAGAAGAAAAGGCTTGGGCCAAATATTTGTTTAAAGATGGTTCTATTATTGGTTTGAATGATACATTGTTATTCCAATATGTAGAATATATTGCAAACAGACGCCTTAAAGCTCTTGGATATAAAACAATATTTGATGCACCAGTAAACACTAATCCATTACCGTGGACACAACATTGGTTAAGTTCTTCAGGACTACAAGTTGCTCCACAAGAAACAGAGGTCGAGAGCTACATCATTGGCGGCATCAAACAAGATGTAAGTTCAGATTCTCTAAAGGACTTCAAATTATGAGCATAGAAATATGGGGCAAGCCAGCTTGTCCAAGTTGCACAAAAGCAAAACAATTATGTGAATCAAGAAATTTTGAGTACACATACAAAGAATTAGGCAAAGACTTTACACGTGAACAAGTGTTTGAAGTATTTCCTGAAGCAAGAACATTCCCACAAATAAAGGTTAACAATCTATCTGTTGGTGGGTATGAACAATTTTTAAGTTATATCGATGACACAGGATATAATGGAACAGGACATAGTTTAGGATAATGTTAATAGAAGCACCATATAAAGTAGGTGATACGGTAAGTATCAAATTAAGTTCTGGAGAAGAAGTTGTTGCAAGACTTGAAGCAGAAAGTGGTGATAAAATCACTGTGTATAAACCATTGATGCTAGTAGTTCAACAACAAGGAATGGGACTTGCACCTTACATGTTTACAGTTAATCATGATAACAAATATAGTTTGAATATGCAAAACATTATTTGTGTTGCAAAAACTGAAAAGTCAATGGCAAGTCAATATATAGAAAAGACTACAGGGTTGGCAGTAAACTAATGAGCATACCTGTACATAGAGATACTGATTCGAGAAGTTGTGGAGCAACAACGACTGTTGCTGGACAAGGAAATGTTTATGCTAATTTTTTATTAGTGTCAGTAGATGGAGATCCAAATTCACATGGAGGCGGAGCTCTTAGTGCAGGTAGTAACAAAGTCTTTATAAACAACATACCTGTGGTAAATCACACACCAGACGGAGCATCACCAGATGCTTTATGTCCTCCGTTAGCTGGAGCTCATTGCTCTCCTGTAACAGCACAGGGTAGTCCAGATGTATTTGTCGGCGATTAATGGTTGACAAATATGCCAGATCCAATTATAATATAAAACAATAAGGAGAAATGTTATGACATTACACGAACAAATCGTACAGGCCTTTAATAATTACATTACAGAATCAGAGGCATTTGATTCTAAAGGTGTAAAGGCTGCAGCAACAAGAGCCCGCAAAGCTCTAGGCGATCTAGGTAAACTTACCAAAGAACGTAGAAAAGAAGTACAAGAGAAAAAGAACGCAATGTAATGCGAGGTCAACGGCGCTGGTTAAAATTATGGGCCAGAACTGTTGGCATGCCAATTGGCATAAACGATGACGATAAGCCAGAGTTCCTTCCTATTCCGCAAGAGGATGTAAAAAGGGCACTGGCTTTTCGCACCTTTTGGATTATCCTACATATCATAACATGTTTCATGATTATAGCAGGTAACGCAAAAACTTTATTCTTCACATAAATAATTAAGTACGTAGTTAATAAGGAGTACTTTATATGATGTGGGTAGACTACACAATCAATCAAGCAGGTGAACACTTTAAAGTCCTAGGGGATTGGGAAGGCGAAGTTATGGGTGTTTCAAGAGACGGCACACCTAAAGATCATTATCTTTACAAACCAGGTGATGTGTTTGTAGTTAATGAAAATGGATGGTTATGTAAATCAGATCATCTATCAGCTCTTATGATGAAGTATGAAGATTCAAAGGTTGACAAAACCTAATTTCCATGTTATAAATAAAGAGTAATTGTTGACAGCATCGTATGTCACAAGAGCAGGACCCGGGTGCGATTCCCGGCACCTCCACCAATCACTTAAAACACATTCACAGAGTGTGCTTTGAGGGGGTGATGTAGGATCGACTGGCTTGTTAAGGATGAAATAGATTACCGGTAGGCGAGACCGTAAATCAGCAAACACTACAAATGCAAACGAAAACTTTGCACCTGAAGCGTTCACATCTTTAGACATGTCTATGGATCGTGAACTACTTGCAGCTTAATAACCTGCAACTTCGCGGCTTGGTCCACCGGGCAACAGAACGGACCACTTTCGATATAAATACCCTATCGCAAAGATAAGTAGAATTGGCTAAGGTAAAACTTGGCCGTTTTTTTATATCGATATAAAATAAGGAAAGAGACTAAAATATGAAAAAGACTATACTAACGTCTATGCTTTTCGCTTTGGTTGCATTTGCAACTCCAGTGATGGCAGAACAAAAGACTCTGGAACAGAGAGTTTCAGATCTTGAAGCAAAGGCTCCAAGCCTTCCTGCAGGTTTATTTGTAAACGGTGAGTTAGAAATCTATTATGATGACGACACATACACTAGTGACATTGACAGCAGAGCAGAAATCATCACAGGACTACAAAGTGATATTGATGCAGGTCCATTAACATGGGCAGGTGGTAGTGCAAGATTCGATTCACACTATTCATTAAACACAGCATTAAACAATACAGTTGTTGAAAAACAAATGGGGCTAGGTTTTGGTGAGAACACAAGAATTTATCTAGGTGAGACAGATGCACAGCGTTTGGGTTTTGCTAAAACTCCAAAAATTGGTGTGCCTTTAATTATTACAGAATCAAACTCAAGAATTGATCACAACGAAAAACTAGTTGTAACATTCGGTGGTTGGAACAACAATAATGAGTTTGACTTTGATACACATTCATTAGGCAGAGATTTACCGATTGGTGGTTCTATTGCCTATGATGCAAACACTGAAACACTGTACGCAGGTTTAACAGCAAGCCTAATGGGCTACGCTGAAGTATCCTATATGCAGATTGGTGACAAAGACGGCATCACAGATTCAGACAACAACCAACAGGGTTGGGCAATTGGTACAAGCCTGTATCGTTGGGACATTCCAGTTGTACTTGGTGTAGAAATGTGGGACGACAAGAACACAGGTGCTTATACTAAAGAAAACAGAATGGACTACGGTGTAATGTATGGCTTAACTGACGAAGTGCAGTTAGGTTTCCATAGAGTAGAAAATGATGATCTTGGTACAAACGGTGACTATCTAAGTGCTGTTTATACACAAGGACCAGTTGAAATGGGTGTTTACTATCATATGACAGAGAGCCAGAACCTAGGTACTGGTGTGATCACTGAAAACGATGATTCACTAAAAGCATCTATAAAATACAAATTCTAAATTATAGAATACCAGGAAAGGCCCTTCGGGGCCTTTTTTGATGACTAAATACTTATGAGACAAGAGTAATAAGACAAGACGCAGTAGAACTAACAAACCTCCCGCCCTAATTTTAGATACAAACTTCCTCAAATTTAAACACTTAAAAAAGGAATAACATGAGTAACCAAGGAACAGTAAAATGGTTCAACGCCACTAAAGGTTTTGGATTCATTTCTAGCGAAGACAACAAGGATGTTTTCGTGCATATTTCAGCAGTAGAAGCCGCAGGCTTACGCTCGTTGAACGAAGGTGATACTGTATCGTTTGATACACAGGATGGTCCAAAAGGTCCAAGTGCTGTGAATCTATCGATCAGATAACATTCAAATAATTAAAAAAAGGTGGCTTAATTGTTGCCTTTTTTTTATGGTTTTTGGACAACAAAATATGTTGACAAAGCATAACAGATATGCTAAATATGTATATCGTTCGTGCATTAGCATGGAAGTAGGCGCAAGCCGAAGGAACGCACCTAACTTTAACAGGGAGGGTGATATGCAAAGACACTCATTTATGCTCAAGCAATATGCTGAGCAAAAACTACGTAAACGCAAAGAAGATATTATGTTAAAAGCTAGACGCGAAGTAGGCATTAACGATAATGGCACTAGTGGTTATGTAGTAAAACAAGGTGTTAACAAGGATAAAGTCCTTGCACATAATAATACACGTTCTACCAATAACTGGTAAATGAAATATGTGGGGGTATATCCCCCACACTAATATAATGAAAAGAAAAAACTATCGAAAACAATCTCCGTCTGAGATTCGGAAACAGATCCTTGAACAACTACGCAAGGAAAGTGACCCAATGGCTCGCGAGCTACTTCAACAGCGTCTACATCACTATAACACTCTCATTAAAAACAAAAAAGATCAATAAATACACACATAATAGATTGGGAGGTTTATTATGGCAAAAGTAAATTTTACAGCTATCTCTGTAATGGAACCGACTAGAAAGAAAACTAGTATTGGCGGCAATCACAGTATGGTTAAGACTAGTTCTATGAACAAAAGTAAACGCAAAAGTTATAAAAGGTATAGAGGACAAGGCAGATGAATATGAAATTTGGAATAGGTGTTGTTGTCGCAATAGTCATGCAAGTGAGTGCATTTGTATGGTGGAAGA